CTTCTCTGCGGATCGCTGAAAGCTCTTCCGGTGTAGCCGTTTTCTTCTTGTCCTCCGGCTTCTCTTCGGTCTCTTCCGCAAATTCCTCTTGACCCTCTTCTTCGCGTTTCTCTTCGCTCTCTACTTCTTTCACATCGGAAATTTTTCCGGCAACGACTGATATAATCATGTCCTCACCCTCCCCAATCGAAATGTAGTAATCGCCATCTTCTACCGGGTTGCCCTCGGCGTCCTGTACTTCGTCACCTAGAGCCGCCTGCTCGCCTTGTGCGATAATAACAAGCTCTTTTCCTTCTTTGGTTGTGACGGTTTCCCTAGCCAGCTTAGTTGATTTAACCAGCTCGGCTAATTTCGTCCAAAATTTACTCATTGATAATTTGTTTAAATTGTTATTAAATAAAGAACTAGTAGCCGCGGGAAGTCCCACCAAATCGGCACTAAATAATTCTCTTACCTCTGTTACGGTTGCGGTTTGTGATTCTTCGTCCAACTGTTTAACGTCAGACTGATTCACCGATACGCCTAGTAGTTCCGGCTCTTTCTCGATCATGGCAACCATAAAATTAAACTCGCTAGGGTACGCCGTTTCCAGTGCTTCCGACATAACCAGGTCAGCATAAACGGCTGTCTCGTCGTGTTGGAAGTTGGTAAAATAGCCTACGTAACCGTCTAGCAAGTCCGCACCGTTGTGTGTCCGGCGCGCATGGATCGGGCGGGAATTGCCAACCGCCACGAGTGACGGGAAAGCACTTGCAGAGATGACTAATTTATAAGTCTTTCCCCCTTCTTCGTAGCTGTTGGCGGTTTCGCCCGCCTCTATAATACGTAATTTTTCAAACTTTTTCATTCTATTACTTTATTATCGTCACAAAGATATATTATTTAACGGCACGAAGCCGCGGCATTACCTATGATTTACAGGCTAGCCGCTACTTGTACGCTATTATATTGCTGTTGACCCTCGTCTATATCGGTAACCGCCACACGTGGTGCGGGAACGCTAGCCACTGAATCGTACATAATCGCCGCTAATTTCCGCAAACTGTCATTCGACAAGCTGAAATTACTAGGTAACTGCATGCTTGCACCGCCGCCTACGTCGATCTTCCCACCGTTGGCGTACCGATACACGCCAGACGAACCGAACGAACGCCCGCCGTACTCCATGTTTAGCGCGCTTAACGCGTTGATAGCCCCGGACGCTTTACGGTTCAAAATATACATGTTCTCGCCGCCTTCGGCTTCGAACTGCTGCCCGTTTGACCCGGTGAACGTTACACCACCCGCCGCATGGCTAGCTCCGTAAATCTGTCCGCCCTTCGCAAATTTGCGAACGCTTGTATTGACCTTAGTGTCCGGCTCTTTAGTTTTGTTGATGCTCATAACCTGTTTCATACCCGACGCCACCACGATAGCCGCCTGCGCGATACCCCAGAAACCGCCTTGTGCCAAAGCTTTAGACGCGCCTAGATAAGTATTGATAAGGGCCTGCGCCGTGGCGAATGCTTTGCCCGCTGCGCTTTCCCTGCCTAACAATTCGGATAACTGTCCGGCTGTGCCTGCTGCCATCTCCAATTGCGCGTTATAGTATTTCTTTTTTGTCTCGTCCTTCATGATCTCGTACTTTTCCGTTATGGCAGCTGTATCCGCTCCGATGGCTTCCGCGTTCGCGATCTCCGCTGCCTTCATAGCGTCCAACCGGGCTATTTGGCTGTCTAGGTCGTTTTGTAGTTTCATGTCAGCTAGCGCGCGTTCGTTCTCCAAGTTTAGAGCGTCCGCGGCCTTCTTCTGCTCTATTTTCCGGTCGGCTTCGGCCTTAACTTCCGTTTCAAATTGCAGATTCAGAGCGCGGACATTATTTAGGTACTCCTGCTCTGTTATGAGTTTCTGATCCCGTTTGTACTTCTCTAGCGCGATCTGTTCGTTAATGACCCGTTGTGTCTCTTCAATGGAAGCCTTTCCCGTCCTTAATTGGTTCTCGGCGATCTCTAGCTCCATAGTCTTGACACTCTGTTCGTATGCCTTGATCGTGTCCTCCTGCGCCTTCTTAAGCACTTCCGCCTGTTTCTTTACCGCCTCGGCTGCTGCCTTCGCCGCTGCCTCTGCTGCCTTTTTCTTCTTTTCCGCTGCTGCCTTTGCGTTCGCTACCTGTTTATCCCGTTCTGCCTTCTCGAAGCCTGTAACCTGACCCAGCATTTCCTTTTCCTGTGTGGCGTAGCTCGCTCTAGCCGCTTCCAGCGCTGCAAGGGCTTCTTGTTCCTTCCGATAGTCCTCGTCGCTTGTATACCCTAGTTGGTTCTCCGCCTTGATTTGCTTGTACTTAGCATCCAGTACGGACAATTCCAAATCCCGGATCGCATGTAATTTTTCGGTTGCCTGATTTAACAGTTTAGTACGTTCGGCGGTTGACTTGTTTTGATCCGCTGCCAGTGTCTTAAGCTCTTCCATCTCGCGCCGCATTTGCGCCATCGGTACAAGTGCCGCCGTTTCAGCCTGATAAATGCGTTGTGTCTCGCCTGCCAGTCGTGCGCCTTCCGCCGCTGCCTTCTTCGTCTCTTCACTGATTAGTCCCAGTTTATCCAATAGCCATGTAACGGCTTTAGAAATGTTCTCAAGCACGAACGCCACGCCCTTGAATAGATCGGTTATCCAGTCAAGCAAACGCCCGAAAATGACCTTAAATGGCGCGAACGATGCATTCAGGCTAGTCGCTAGCTCGCTGTTGCGTTTCATCAGTTTCTCGATGATAGCGATAAGCGATAAGACAAGCGACACGACGAATATAATAGGGTTCGCCTTTAGTGCCGCGTTGAACGCCTGCACCCCGGCAATACCGCTTTTCATTTGCCCTACCAGCGCACCCGTGCCACCTGTCAAACCTTGAGTTTGGAGTATTCCGTCTTTAACACTCTCGGCGTAGTTACCTACGTTACGGCGGTTGTCGCCTACCGACTTCTCCAACTCCTTGAGCTTGTCCGATAACGCTTTAGTCTGCTCGGTTAGGTCTTGTCCTTCTTTGCTGGTAGTCCGTTGCGCCTCGCTCATCTTGTTTAGCTCCGCGGTGTTTTGCGCCAGTTGGGCGCGTAGCGCGTTAACGCTCGTAGCCTCATTGTCTAGTAGCGTTTTAGTGCTCTTGATCTCCGCGTTATTCTGTTTGTTCGCCTCGGCATTGTCTAATATCGCCTTTTGCGTCTCAATCAGAGACTTATTAAGCTTTTTAACGGTTGCGTCGTACTTGTCTTGCTGTACAAGTCCGTCCGCGTAGTTCTGATTTAACGCGTCTAGCTCCTTCTTTTCAGAAGCGTACGCCGCTTGCAAATCCTTCTTAGTCTTTGCAAGGGCTATACTTTTGGCTATTAACGCGTCCAGTCCCTTCTCGGCTTCTGACGTGCCGAAATTAAGGTCTAATAGTGTTACTTGATCCGCCATTTTTATGTTATTTTAAATCCATTTTGTACAAAGATAGATTACATTTCCCGGTTGCTACGTCATATTCGCCTAGAGATTTGATATAGAAGTAGCTGTTTAGCTGTGAAAAGTAATACGCATCCCCTAATTTCAGGTTTTCAACGTCTCCGTAGTCTAGTTGCGCCTTGATTTTCACCTGCACCCGTGACCTGAACATCTTGAAATGCCGGTTTATATACGGGTAATATATGGTGTGTATGTAAACGAAGTACGGGCTAGGTGATGGCGTGGTGAATATACTAGTAAGTCCCATCTTCGGAAACACCATTCGATCATACGTGTATTTAACGCCGGACTTGTACGCCTCTTTAACAGGCGTAACAGTGCCCGCGCCGTTGCTGTAACTGAATTGCGTAGCGTCCAGAGTGCACACGTATTGATCCGCGAATTCGTCCGGCACATCTACCGTCTCTACGCTACGTAGCTTGTCGCTCCAATCGTGTACACGCGTCCATGCTGCCGACGTACCGTCCCTTAGATCGGCATCTACTATCGGCTCTACACGTAACGTACCGTTGCGGTAAATCTTCCTCCAATGCCAGGCTGTGCACATATCATCTACTAATTTTTTCACGTCCGTATACGGAAAATCCGCAGGTTGTGAGAATGCCGTTTGTAATGCGGGTGCGATCGCCGCGTCGTATATTATTTTACCCTCTCCGCATTTAATCACCTCTTCCGGTGCGTATCCGTCAGGGAATTTAAACCAGTCAGTTCTAAGTACTCCGCCGATAGTAGCGGCTAACTGTATGTACGAATCCTGTTTGGGGTACACCGTCATTTGCTGATTGTCAATCGAGCGGTAAATCCAAATACGATCCGTCAATGTACCATAGAATGAAACAGAACGGCCCATAGCGGATATGTTTCCCTGTAGCTGGATCGTGCTCGGTTTAGTGCTCGGGATAGTTGTGCCAGTGTATTCTACGATCAAGTAGAACGCTTGACCCTCCCCGGATGCAATAAAGAAGCCCGCGGGCGAGCCACCGGAACGCGCGCCGAAGAAACTAGCGTTTGCATAGATATTAGCGTTATCCATCACAATAGTAGCTTTTTTGGGGTATATGTACCCCCCGCGTCCCTTCGTATAGTTCTGCGGTACTAGCTTTGTCGATCCCGTTGCTACGTCTCCTTGCCATGTGAGATCACGCCGTTTCACTATGATTGAGGCGTATTGAGACGAGGCATCCGGCACGGGTACTCCGTTGTTCGTCTCCGGGTGTATCGCTGGGAACGTGATTTGCGGAAACGTGACGTATCGTCTTACCAGTTCTGAAAGGTTGGCCGCGCTGATGGCTAACCCCCCATCCTGTACTGCTCTGTAAACGGGCGGCGCAGATATAGGTAAACTAATATCAGACCATTTGTCTGTACTCTCTATCAAGTTTATAGTGTACTCCGTTTCAGTCGCCGACACCTTCGCGTAGAACTGCGTAGGCTCGTCAGACACATAATCGTAATACTTGAACGGGATAGACGCTATCAAAACCTCGGCCGTGTAATACTCACAGTTAAGCAAGCCCTTGTTTAGCCCTATGAACGTCTGGTCATTGTCAGGCGTTCTCGGCACTTTGATCGTCGCGCTGAATGCGACGCTGTCCCCGGTCATAGTAACCGGGGAAATGTTGTTTAATGTGATCTTAACCGTTGCATTTTCTAAACCATCTATGTCGTAACCGTTAACTCTTAATGATACTATTTTCATATTATCCCTCCTGTTCAATTATACAAATTGCGATATCGCCGGTAGTTGTATTCTTTATTCTCAAATAGCCGCTACGCTTCACTCCGGTACTGTTGGCGGTGTACTTAATACTTATAGTTCCACTTCCCGCCGCGCCCGAAGTAGGGGTGACCGTTACCCAAGAGGGCTTTTCGCTCATCGTCCAATTATTTCCGGATATGTATATCACCGTTTTAACTCCCCCCGATGTTTTAGGCGCTGTTACCCTGAAAGGGGATATGCCGATAGTTTGCGGTGCTCCTACTTGGTTAACTGTGACTACGGCGGTCTGACCCGTCAGGTCATTGTAAAACGTTACCGTTCCGGTTCCGGTTCTAGGTTCGTTCGCGGTGTTATCCTCGATTGTTAACGTTACGTTGGTCGTGCCGTCCGGTCCGGTGTATCGGCTAGGTGTTATCCACGGGTCACGCTGCGAAATGGACCACGTACCAAAAGCTGTCACGGCAACCGTAACGGGTATGTGAACGTATCCCGCGGCGATCGTAGGCGTGTTCACAGATATATTGCCCGTAGTTCCCGCCTGTTTGATTGGTATCATATAAGTAGCCGCTCCTGCCTTGCTCTCCAACACGACGTTACCCGATCTAGGCCCGCCAGTGTTGGGGGCTATCGTCCCGTATATGTATTGCGTTCCGGCTTCTCCAATCCGGGTGTATATACTGTTATCAGACACACCGATTTGCGCGGCTTCCGCGTCGCTAGGTGTGATGGCCGCCCCCGGGATCTTCTCTAGTCTAATTGCGGCGTACGAGCTAATCCCGTTTGAATTAACGACCCTAACAGCATTCTCCCCCGACGTTATCGCAGTCGCGCCAGTGTTTAACATATTATCGTCAAACAGAAGCACCGCCACAAAGTACCCAGGGACGAAACACCTTACAGAAAAGGTCTTTCCGAACAAAGGTATTGGATTTTTAGATCGTATGCACGACACAGAATAATACTTCATATCCTCGTATGGAGTACCCGCAGAACCCGATATTCCCCCCCGCTCGAAATCACTCTCCGTTAATGTTATCATATCACCGAACGAGAACCAATCAGGTTTACTCTGTACGTACCATGCTGCATTGCTATAAATGTTGTTCCACATTCCTTCCACATACGCCGCACCGATCGTCCACGGGTTGAACTGCGCGCTAAACGCGATCGACGGTGTAGGCGGTTGATCCGGTGCTAACGGGAACATGTAGTTATCTTGTAGTTCCGTGGTCTTGAACTTTACTTGCTGTCTGTACGTCTTAGTACTGTTAGACCAGCGCGCCCCAGTGTCGCCTGAAACTTCTGCCCTAAACCGCTTGTTCTGGTATTGGTTTATACCAGGAAGGTTCAAGTCAAACACGACATTAGACGACACCAACAACTCCTGGTAGACGTTATACCACTCTTCGCCGTACTCTAGGTTAATGGTTAGTTCCGCTTGTTCCGTTACGCCTCCATGTCCTCTAATAGGCGTGAACTTGTTAGACCAGAAGTAGTCCTTGAATGCCGCCCAAAACCACTGACCGTTTCGCATGTTCCACCTAGCCCTTAATGCACATTGCAGGCCCTCATCGTATATCACATCAGTATATAACTTGTCCTCGTAGTTAATCACTTGATCCAGACCAGACCCCCAAATGTTTTTAATCGTCAACTTCTTAATATACTTTATGTCGATCGTATTCCCCAGTATGTAGGTAGTGGGGAAGATAACGTCAGACGGCGCGCCCGTTACGGGTTCTACCTCGACTTGGAACGCGTCCAACGGGTGTATGCGGTACGGGAAATAGATATCTAGTGTCTGTCCCGGTATGCGCGGTTTGGGCGGTTGGGGAAGCGCGCTATCAACGCCTAGAGTGTCCCAGTACGTCTCGTCACAATGGAAGACAGGAAGCACTATTTTATTAGATGGGTTCGAGCTCCATATTTCTACCTTCTGTTGCGGGAACGCCGGATCACCCTCTGATTTGTTGCGGTCTGCGCGTCTTAGCAACGGAGCGGCAAATGACAGGTCTACGTCTAGCTCCTCCTGATAAGGAAAAACTATTTCCTTCTTGATCGCACCACCGTTCGACACACGGATATAAACCGGGTACTCATTTCCGCTTATGAAGTCCGGCTTTATACGGATCATCAAAGGTCGTGTAGCCCACACGGGTAACTGTCCGTTGTATGTCTGATCATCGGATAGCGTTAAACCTGCTATCGGTATTTGTACATTCATTTATTTAATATTTAAAGTGTCAATAATAGCGTATCTAATTATAGTTACTATCTCGTTTTGCAACTTTAGCACCCTAGCCGGGTTGAGCACATCGGAGACTATGCCGCCCGGGTTGTGGCTGTTCGGTACTTTTATCCCGAAGTCTCCAATAGCTTTTGCGATCGGGTATGCGGCGGATAGCGGTATGGTTGCCCCTTGCTTGTTCTTGTCCTCTATCCACTTTCTAATGATCCAAAGCGGCGGGCGTTTACCCGCAATGCGTCCGCCTTCCATAGCCCCGACATACCTCGGCGCGGTGATCTTGGCGTTATTGCCGCCTACAACTAACTTTAGTTCTTTGGCAAAGTTACCGGATGCCATAAGCCCTTTAGCTTTGTACGAGGCTTCTATGTCATCCCGTAGCTTAGTTAGTAGTACTTCTATTTCCAACATCGCGTTACGTGCCATTACTCGGATAAATTAAGAGTTATCTCCCAGCCCGATTTGGGACTGTCGTATATGTTTTGGCGCTTGGTTACCGCCGCGCCCTCGGACACATAAAGGCAAACCGCCTTTTTCGCTATGTCGGTTATAACCGTAAACGTCCGATCCAGTACATCGATCTCGGACGAGCTGTCAGTTTCGTAATGAGAAGTCCCTAACACCTGAATAAGAACGGCGATCGAGAACGTCTCGGCGGCGTAGTCGTTATAATCCTGCCTTCCTCCGGGCACATCAACAAAGATAAAATCACCCGTTATATCGTTTGCCAGTCGATTACGCGTAGATTCATCTCCGAAGAATACGGGAAGCGCGTGTTGCGCCCCCCATGTTCCAACCTGATCTAATATCCCTTTAAAAGTCATATTGAGTTTTTACATTGTTGTCGTACTCGGGCGCGTCTACGCTGTCTATTACGCGTTTACCCGTCCACGTTTTATTTGCGGTTTGGTTGTACGATCCGCAAAGGGTGATGTCCCCGGCAATCGTAACTGTTCCCCCGGGCACAGCGGCGTTGCCCTCCATTTTGAGAACCCCATTTGCAGATAATCCGCCCGTAATAGTCGCGTTGTCCCTCATGATAATGTCAGCCTCACTTACTCCGTACGAAGCGGGTGAGAATACGGCATTGTCCCGCAAATCCAACAGCCCGAATACAGTAACCGCCGAAATCGCGGCGTATGAGTTGTCCCGCATGTACAACCGTCTAATAGTTCCGCCCTCGGAGGTCTTCACTAACACGGCGTTATTGTCCATGAACGCGCAACCGTTCAAGGTCAAGCCAGACGCGACACAGTTACCACCGAAGCAGCCCGATCCGACTACGCTAGCGTTGATGAGTGTAGCGTTATCCTCTACGCGGATATTGCCTTTCATGTTAACCGCTGTTGCTCCTGTGTTCACGATCTTACAACCGTTGTACACCGTTACGGTTACGCCTGCAAGGTCTGCGGGTGTGATTGGGCTATTATCGGTTTTTTTAAACAGCAAATAACAACGATCGTTATTATTTGCTACTGTGAGTTCTCCGGAAGTCCACCCAGGGGATACTGTTATAATCTTGTTATTAGTGTCTGTGGTGACCGGGAAACATTGAATCCCGCCAGGTATTCCACTAACTTTCAAACCTTCAGCGCGATTCAAGCGGAAAAACGTATTAGATCGTACGCGTACCGCGTGGGTACTACCTCCGGTACTACCTCCGGTAATCGTTTCACCAGCAGTCAGGGCGTTAAACGTACCTTGAACCGCACGCGGTTGAACGTTCAAAACCTGCGCCATTGGATGGCTACGTGCTTTGTTACCGAACACGTTCGTACCTGCTATGCCAAATTTTCCGCTAACATAGGCATCCTTATAGATCGTAGTGCCATAAGAGCCTGCTGTGCCCGACATGTTCAGGGACTTAACACTATCGTAACCCTCAACTAGACCGCCAAAAGCAGACCCGGTTGTAGAATACAAACGGTACATCCCTTCAACTTCTGAACTAGCAAGTACTTCACCGGATGCGATAGCTTTGCCCAAATCAACGCTAGCCTTCGCAAAATCAATGTTCTTGTAAGTGTTGGCTATTTGTGCGTGATGGTAGAACTTGCCGTCAGGAACGTTACAACCTTGGAAGATGAATGGCATGTTAGCCGCGTACGCCGCATTGAATCCCCGGAAGACTGTAGGCGATACGGCGAAGTCGTTACAATCGGTAGCTTGAATACTGTTATACGCGCTTACGTCAGTGCTGGATGTTAATACGCCCGAAGCCGTTAGGCTCTTCACATTGCTGTACGTCCCCGCTAGTACGGGGTTTCCTGTCATGCTGTCTAATACCGCGGTCGATCCGATTATCTGTCCCATAAATCTAATGATCCTGTCAGCCGTCGCGTGGACGTTCATAGACACCCTAGAGTTTCTTATGATCGCTTCCGGGTACTTCGCGCCGGGTGCCATTGTATAGGTCCCGCCGGGTTTAATGATTGTAACCCCCGTGCCAGTCGCCGGGTTGATCTCCACCCGTGAATCAATGATTGAAAGTTTAGTTTCATAAGTGCCTGTAAACGTGATTTGCGCCGCTGTTGCGTCTGCTGGAACGATCGCCCCGCCAGGTTTTTTCGCCAACCTTAGCGCAAAGTATTGCCCCGCCGGGATCTCTAGAGTTACCCCCGCCCCTGTGTCTACCATTGCCGTAACCGCTATACCGGTCCCGTCAGCATCCATCGAAAATGCTCGTACGTCGTACCCCGGCACGGATAACTTAAGCGTTTTTGACACACCGCCTGCGAAAATAAGGGCTTTGGTTCTCAAGAAGTTCGGGTCTGGTTTCTTCCACGTTTCCCAGTTAGACCCCTTGACGTAATCAAGACGGCCTTGTTCGAAATCGTCCGCCGTCAATACTACGGCGTCCGCCGCTGTTTGATCTGATGCAATGCGTAATGGACTACCAACTACGACGCTAGACCCTAGAATGTCTACAGCAGGCGCACCTGTGGTGCTTAGTGTAGCCTCGCTTACGTCCACGATCGAATCCCCTCCGATCCGTGCGCCGGGAAAACCGAAGTTGCCCCTAAACAGCCAGCAAAGCCCGTCCTGCGATAATGTCTTCTCGTCGTACACGATGCCGCCCACGTCCCCGATGTTGACGTAACGGTCTCCTACCTGCCACGAACGAAGGGCGCGCACTCTCTTGTCGCTCCCTACTGTAATGATCTCATACTTTTTTAAACCCATAACGTTATGATTTATAATGTTTTTTCATCTCTGCCTTTTGTTTCTCGTTCTCCTCGTGGCGCTTTGAAAGCGCTAGCATCGCATCCAGATAGTTTATCCGCTTTGCCTCTTCGAACGTGCACTTGAACAATTCCGACGTAGCCTGCACGAGCGTTAACACGTTCTTTGCCTCCTTGATCGGATCGTCTTCCGGCGTGCTCCCTGCGTCAAAAGGGAACAGGCGTTTCTCTAGTCCGTCCGCCGTTTCGATCTGCTCCTTTATGTACTTCGTTGCACAAAGCAAATGGTACACATTATCCGGTGCATACTCCGCGGGCTTGTGCTCGATAGGCGTACACCACTTCGTAACCTTCTCGCTTGCCGTCTCGGAGCGTCTAGCCTCTATAACCTGCCATAGTGTTACGTCCTCGATGCGCGGTATGCGGTACATAAGCTTCCCGTTTTTTACAATAAAAGGGTCGGCCTTCGCGTACCCTGCCACCGCGTTAAGTATCGCTGCTTGGTCAGAAGTTAGGCCGCCCTTATAATTCGGATGCAAGTTACAAATATATTCTAATTGTTTGCGGTTGTAATACCCACAAATCTTCCACCACAAGCGGCGGAAAACGTTTTTAATCTTTCCCCGCCAGTTGGTTTGCTCATTCAGGATCAACCACTCCGCGCCATAAAACTTTATTTTACTCATATTCAATCAGTTCTAGTTCTTCGTAATAATACCACTCTTCAACGTTCGATCCGTCCCACTGTACGACCACGCCTAACACGTCGGTCTCCGTAACCGTCCCGGTGTTCCCGGCGTAATCGTATTTAAAGCGTACCCGATCGTCTACTCTCATGCTGCAAATCTAATCATTATTTGCGTATCTCGGGCGGTATTTACGTATAAGATAGTCAACGCCGTAACGTACTGCGTCCAATGCGTGATTATATGCGTCTATTGGCTCGTTGGTGTACGTGTCGGTCAGGTTGTCCTTGACATAGGTGTAATTGTCCGCCTCGTCCAATACGTTCGTGCTACGCTTCGTCACGAACAGGTTGAACTGCTTCACCTGCTGTATGCCCGCCTTGATTGACCCTTTGCCCTTGATGCACGGAAGAGTGTTGCAGCCTAGCCCGCGTAGCTCTATGATAGACTTCTGCTCTGCATTGTCGCATATAGTCACGGTCCTGTGCAGCCCCTCGTCCTTCAGCCGCTCGGCGATCGTGCGGTTCAGCATCTTCGTCTCGTAACAAACCTCGTCTATGTACAGGTTCATTCCCCGCATGTAGATTTTGACGATAGCGGTCGGGTCGTTCTGAAAGCCAAAATCAAGCCCTGTAACGAACTTAACGTCCTCGCCTGTTAAATCCTCCGGCAAAGCATCGATCGTCTCAATTTGGGGATATACGAGGCCTTCAAGCCCGCCCGTCAGTCCTTCACCGTAGACGCGCCACCAATTGGCGTCCTTTGCGTTTCGTTCGATCGCTTCGACCTGCTGCTTCGACAAGTACGGGTTGTCCTTGTAGGTTGAGTGGATGGTGACGTACTTGTCGCCTGTGAAGTCCGTTTCTCCCCAGAAGCGACGCACCGGGTTGAAGTCAATGATAACCTTAAGCGTGGTACGTACGTCCAGCTGCCGGAATATCTCGCGGGGCACACGCTGCGCCTCGTTGATGAAAAGGATGTCACGCGCCGGGCCGTGTACCTTTGACGCGTTGTCGCACCCGAAGAACTCGATGCAAACGCCCGGCTTCACCGTGTAGGTCAGATCGGACTTGTTGAGGGCGTTATCGTCCCACACCCCTTCGTCCAGCAGCATGTTCTGAAAGTCACGGAACATACCGCGCTTGACGGCTGGGAGCGTGTCGGTAACGCAAGAGATCATCAGAGGCTCGGTACTTTCGTTAGCAACCAAATAGAGGAGCTGTAACACACTCCACGTCTTAGAGGAACGCGTGCCACCCTTGCTCGCGATACCTCTTATATAGGGATCGCAAAACGGCTCTATCATCTTGTTAAATACATAGGTACAATCCATTATTTATCGTCCTCCTTGTGATCCTTGTGATCCTTTTTAAAGTTCTTAATCGAACTAACCTTTGCGCGTACTTTCGGGTCGGTTACGTTCACGGTCAAGCCGCCCTTGATGGCTTCGCCGTTAGACGTGTAGTCCATCTGCGTCTTAATGCCCCGCAGGGCACGAACATAATTAGCGTCGAACTGTCCCACCGTTGCGCCTTGATCGAGGTCCTGCGCGATGGCATCGCGTATCTTATCAATCACTTCTATAAAGTCCGCGCATATCGTCAGATCGAACTCCTTAAGGTTCTCGGCGTATACGGATCGTCTCTTATTTAAATACCCGGGACTTGCCCCCAGGAACATACAGAACTCACCTTCCGATTGAAGATGCTTCTTCGGCACTTCGTAGAGCGTCCCGGCCATGTTGCCGGACTTGACCGCCTCTTGTGTTATAACTGGCGTAGCCTCGCACCAAGCCGAGTAAATCGCGTAGGCTTCCCACAGTTCTTCCGGCTCTTGCCATATCGGCGTTTGGCCGAAGTGCGCCGTAGCTAGCTGGTAACACTTGGAGTAGTTGAACGAATCCGCCAAATACTTGGTAGTCGCGTATGTGGGGGCTAGATGGAAGTGCGCGTAATCCGGCCTAACCTTCTCGACTTTTGGCAGCTGCACCGCCTCCTTAGTTTCTATAATTTCTTTCTTCTTTATAGTCATATAATTTTTATTTACAACTATGCAAAAATACGCTTTTTCCGTCCAAATCACGCCATTTACGCCTACCAAAACTATCGTTTACACCCAAAACCCCGATGAACAGGGCGTTTCAGACCTAGTGTAAACGATTAAAAGATAAAACATAGTTTCTCTATTATATCTAAATTAAAAAAATACCCCAAATTAATTATTTAAAATAACAATAGTATATTTATGTTAACTATATTATTACTTATTATTCTCCCCTCCACTAGTATCTATCTTTACATCTTTTACAAATACACTATATTACAGTATAAAGTACTATAAATAAGCGAGTTAAGTGTGAAAGATACAAATTTTAATCATTTACATCAAAAACTTGAAAAGTGCGTTCTGCGTCCTGTGGGGCCGGTCGGGTGTAAAACATGAAATGGCAATGTAAAAGGTGGTTTTGACTACTTTTTTGTCAAAAACACGCTTTTTAGTTAAAATACTGTTAAAATCAAGTTTTCTCTATAAAAAGTTTTCTCTCACAAAGTTTTTTCCGAAGCGTGTTAAATTTATTAACTAAAAAGCGTGTTAACGTTTTTATACAAAAACACGCTTTTTAGTTAAATCCGTTTAACAATCCAAGTTATACAGAACCTTCCAGTCATCCAAAATTTCTTTACACTTCCACTTCTCGGCCCTTTCTATGTTTTCCCATCTCAAAGTGCGGTGGTTCAACTTGTCTAGTGTCCTGCTACCGTCGCGGTACATATTAACCCTGTATAACACGGAGACCTCTATGCCGTATTTGTTCGTCTCGGTGTCCTTGCTCGCATAGATCGGCCTCTCTATATCGTCGTTCTCGTGCGGTCCAACGCGCTTCTTATCACGATCCCGATAGAGCATGTTTTCTATTGTCGGTATGCGTTCGGGATCGGTTCGGGTGTTCCTGTCGTCCCGTACTTTACTAGCCGCGCACATTATGTCCCGGATCGCCTCGCAGAATATCTCGGCGTTTACCATGTGGAACGGTTTGCCCTTCACTTTGGCATACTTCACGCCGTTCGCCTCAAGCCAATTGAATATAAAAAACGCGTGAAGATTATAAACTCGTGCCATATCCTCAACTAATAAAACTCTTCTCTGTTTCTTCTTAATATACGGTGTCGGCATACTATAAATTATTTAAGATACATACTAAAACGCAACCTAGCGCGATCCCCGCCGCGATCGCTAGGACTAATTGCCCTAGCATTTTTACTGCCCCCTTCATTTCGCCAGCGCTTCTTTAAGTTCGCCAATCAAACGCAGCGCCTCAACCCTCGACAAGTCCACCCGGCGTTGCGGCTCGCTCTTCCGGTATATCGTAATGGTCGTAATTTCTTTAGCCGTACGTGGTACACGCTCGGCGTAAACCATCACGCGCTCGGCTTCCGCCTTATCGATCTTGGCACGCATATTATATTGCGCCTTCTCTGCACGGTCCAGTGCGGTCTTGAAACGTCCGGTTCTGATGCCCGCCACTTCTTGTTCCTTCATTTCTTGTTCTCTGAATAAATGCTCCATACTTTCCATAACTTTATTCAATTAATAACATGTTTATAAAACTTAACACAAGGGTCACCCCTCCAAGCGCCATACACACCAAATAGAAAAAATCTATTAGGCGCGGCTTATCAAAAACTACCGCCACCGCCATACCAATAAAACTTAATCCCATTGATATAACAAGGGATATTATTACTTTTTCCATAACTTAAAATATTAATTTGATTAACGCCATTATTAAATAGTCCAAACCGATAAAAAGCATTACGCCGTGCCCGATCAAGCCGCCGGCAGCGGTTAGCGCGAAGTCCATAAAATCAGCTTTGTTGCCGTACAAATGATCCTTTACCTCCATCCCTAGTCCCACACCCGTAACGAAGTGCATACCGCATACCGCGCCTAGGGGAATGGCGAAAAGGAAATGTTTCCATCGGTTCGAAGCCTTCCACCACTGTAATACCTTCTCATACCATTTCAAGCCTACCACCTCGGCGGCTACCTTGAACGCGATCGGCGCTAACTCTACACCCTCGGCGTCCTTCACCAAGGCGTACTTGGTCTCTCCGTCTAGCGGCTTATATGCGTGCGACATGACCCGACTCGCTACTACCACTTCGCCTAAATATTCGAAACGTGCACAACGGTTTCCATCTTTCAAAATAACTACATCACCTTTTTTGTAATCTGTTGTTTTCATACTTTCTTTATTATTTTTACATTAACATCCATTTTCCATGCGAAAGGTACGGTACCTTTATTTAGCTTGCACTTCTCGCACGCTTCATCTGTCAAGGTGCAGAATATAGAAACTACTTGGGGCTCTATTGGCTCGTACAAATAACTCCCCAGTCTTCTGTTAAACCCTAGGTATTTGTAATGCACTCCGTCGACTAATGCGACTACATCACCCACCTTATAATTTGTTGTTTTCATACGAATAAATTTTTTAATATATGTTCAATAACTCTAACCGTCCAACCGTTCCCACACATCCGGTATATCTGCGTGTCCGACACTATCCACTCGTACCAATCCGGTACGGTCTGCAATCGTGCGCACTCCGTCGGCGTTAACCGTCTTAGCATCCATTCCCCATCAAGTATAATAGGTTTGGAACTTGTTAGGAGCGTGTCCGCTTTTGAAGATTCAAACCGGATAGTTCCCAGTTCTCCGATACCGGACTTCCGCGCGTCTCCCCTATGGGGTCTTATTCCGTTCTCGCTTATCGACACGTCAACCATGCGCGGGCTTATATTTTTAAGTACGGCCAGTAAGTTATCCTTTTGCACCGTTGTGAGACAATTAGATTTTCCGTCCTTCCTCGGCTCTAGGGTCTGTCGGGTGATCCCGTCCGATCCGGTTCTTCCGCGGCTGGCTACTATTAGATTATGGTCCAAATTTTCGTGATAGACACACAGTGTGTTTGCTTTTCCCTCGGGGGAAACCACGCGCCCCCCGAAACCTTTCTTCGCGCGGTTAATCATATCATCAAGGGCTTTATCTGATACACAATATTTTTCGTCTACGTTGTCCTCGAGAATATCACGGATAAATATACTTTCGTCTTCTGGCTGCGTGATCTCCGCAATGTTCGTCCAGTACAGCCTCTTCCGGTTCTGCGCTGATACTAGGTTGCTGTTAATTTTAACGGGATCAACTCCGATCGCATTAGTTAGTACCGCTTCCCATTTCTTCGACATAACCACATTTTCTAACAGGAACTTCACGTCCGGGTTATACTTCCGTACTTCCGTCAGTATCCGCATATATTCCCAAAACAGGTACGACTGTCCGGTAAACTCGAACCCCATTATTTTAAGATCAAGATATTGATCCAGGTCGGTTACCTCTATGTTCTCCGTCGTAGCCATCCCCGCCTGTTCCCCCGCGAAGGAAAACGATTGGCAAGGGCTTCCGCCTATAATCAAGTCGATCTTATCCAGCTTCGACACGTCCACCTTTGTAACGTCCCCTATGTGTATCGTGTCGGGGAACACGTGGCTCGTCTGCTGTATGGCGAACTTATCCACCTCGGAAGCGTAGTACTTATCCGGGAAACAACCTAGATTAGTAAGGGCGATTTGCCCGCAACTCATGCCATCAAATAAACTCAATACATTCATATTCTATATTTTTTAATTAGTTCCTTAACCATATTCATTAAACCGTTTTGCGTATCAGCCTTTCCGCTTAACGCAGCTATGACCCGCTCGTCTATCGTACCCTTCGTTACAATGTGGTGGACAAACACATTGTTCTTCTGTCCCTGTCTCCATAACCGCGCGTTGAACTGCTGGTATAACTCCAAGCTCCATGTAGTACCGTACCATATTATACGGTTGCCGCCCTTCTGCATATTCAGACCATGCCCCGCGCTAGCCGGGTGTGTCACCAATACGGGTATCTCTCCATTGTTCCACCGCCTTACGCTCTCCACGCCGTCCAGCGCTTCCGCCCCAAAACCTTTCAGGGCTTCCAGTATGCGCGCTTTCTCGTGCTGGAAGTTGTACGCCACTAACACGGGTGATCCGTTCGCGGCTTCCACCATTTCTACTAGCGTCTCTAACTTCTCATTGTGCACGGTGTGTATGTTCCGGTCTGCGTCGTAAACCGCACCGCCCGCGAACTGTAAGAGCTTGTTTGATAGGGCGGCGGCGCTTAGTGCGGTGATCTCCGTGTAATCAAAGTTGGCATCCCGCATCATCTCTAGCACCTGCACCTGCTCAAACTTATCGTACATCTTCTTCACTTTGGCGGATAACTCTACAAAGTTGTTAACGTATGTAAGTTCCGGCATATCTAGGAAGTCTAGCGCCTTCATTGATAAAGTAATGTCGGCTATCTTCTCACCTAGTACCGCCTCGGTTGTCGGAAGCGGTTTGTACTCGTAAACGATCCCGCCGTTTTGCGCTCCCGGTCTGAAATAGTTAGCCCTGTAATCGGTGATTGTCTTTCCCAGCCGTTGCCCGCCATCGACTAAATACATTTGCGCCCATAGGTCAATAAGCCCGTTCGGCGCGGGCGTACCCGTCAGACCTACCACCCGGTTAACACTCCGGCGTATGATCTTTGCAGCCTTAAAGCGTTTAGACTGATGGTTCTTGAAAGAGGAAAGCTCATCGAGTACTAACATGTCGTATGGTACTTTAGACCCTCCCCACATTTGAAGAAGCCAAACAAGGTTGTCACGGCTCACCGTGTAAACGTCGGCTTCCGCCCTTGCTGCGATCTCGCGTTGCTTCGCCGTACCCTTTATCACGGACAAACGAAGGTGTCGGATATGCGCCCAGTTCTCGATCTCGTCGCCCCAGGTCATTTCGGCGACACGCTTTGGCGCTACTATCAGTACCCTAGTTACTTCGAATTCATTGATAAGATCGGCTACGGCTGTTAGCGTGCTCACCGTCTTTCCTAGTCCCATATCTAGGAACAGAGCCGCGTCGGGGTGCCGCTTGATATGGTCTACGGCGGTACGCTGATAGCCGTGTAGGTTAGTCCTCTGTAACATCTTCTACCTCTTTAAAAATAACGTGTTGCCTGTCCTCGCGCGAACACTCGGAGCAATCTATGTCTCTAGCCTTGCATCGTGGAGTGTCGCATATCTCTGCGAGGGACTCACATCGCGGCGCTCCGGTTATCATTGTGAGGAAAACGCATCCGGTACATAAGCCATTGCTCCGTACACATTGTACCGTCTTTCCGTCCCCGGTGGTGAATACTTCACCTATTTTATATTCTTTCATAACCTTATAAATTTTCCTTCTAGTTCATTTACTTCTAATATATTCGCGTCCTCTTCTCCGTAGGCAATCAGAACGCTACCGCATCCGGGTGTCCCGGCTTCGCTTCCGTCCGGCTTTAGAAACTTGATTCTACCCTTGAGGAACTTAACGGCGGTTGCTTTGCCGAACACTTCCGTTTGAAATAGTTCCGTGTCAGTCCTCGAAAAGATTAACGCCGTTCCGATATTGTGCTCCGACATCCTCCGCATAAACTTATTTATTAACGGGCGGGAATACGGAGGGTTTAACCATACGCGCCCCTCCCATTTCTGCGCTAGTCCGTCGTCAAACTCATTGTACATCGTTCCGGCTGTCTGATAGAGTGGAACGCTAGGGGCGCACGGGTCTAAATCAAATTTGCCTAAACTGTCTATAATGAATTTTGGTGTGTACCATTCATCCGAATACGAAGCCGATTTTTTGAATCCTTCACTCATAATCCCAAATCATTTTTATACAACATATCGTCAATATCATCTAGCGTGTAGCGTTCCGGAAAACATTTCAGTACCTCGGCGAGCACGTCCAGTATATCGGGGAACCGTGATTTAATCCCTAGCAAGTCCTTCAGGGCTTCTGCCCGGTTAGCGTTGAACACTTCTTCCTTGTAAACCTCTGTCACTGTGTCAGCTCCTTCGAATACCACACCGTCTCCCTTGTGGAGTTCCCGGCGGCTGTACTCGCGTCGTAGTATTACGTCTGGCACTTCCGATATCAGGAACTGCTGCAAGTTCTCCGGTAATTGCTTGATAGCGTCTCCAATCGTGTAGCCCTCTGCGGGCGTGCCGTTCGCCATCTTCGTAACCACGTCGCAAAATAAGTTGATGCGGTCTATCTTAAGTTTCTTGTCGAAGTCTACCATAATTAAATATCTCCCTTAATTAAAATAAGCTCGTCGATTCTAACCGTTACCGCCTTATATCCTAGCTCGTTGGTGTACGAGAAATCCGTATTGCTCATTAGTTCTACTAACCCGTCCGGCTTGAACCTCATAAACCACCCTGTGAATATATCGCCATCTTTTCTAAATGCTAGTTCGCTATTGGGAAGAAGGTTTTTAAGTTCTTCCATTTCTCCGGCCTCTATAAAGTTGCGCGCAAACTGTCTGCTTCTGTCAGTCATAACAATGTGAAAACCTTTGTTGTACAGGTGTACTGCAAACTGCTTGTAATTCTCGAAACTCTTCGTTTCGCCGTTGCTCCTACTCATTAGTCTACCGTTTTGTAGCTTTTCTACCTGTAGTAGATCGTGATTTGATTTTCTATATACTTCCATGATCTTATTTATTATTGGTTATTGCCTCCGCCATCTTCTTGAGTTCTCCGCGTGATATGTTAACCGTGAATTGGTTGCCCGGGCTGAATATCTGCCATACGCCCGCCATCTTCGGGAAACGTGCGGTATGCCCCGCCGGGTTGTTAAGGTGCACGATCTCATTACTATTAGATGGCTTGTACTCGGCAAGACTTAAGAGCGTCTTAACCGCTGCGTCCGCGTCGCCTAGGTCTATATCCATTTCTAGGGAACTAGTCCCGGCTAGCTGCCCGGTGATCTGATAGGTTACCGCGTCGCCCTTTGTAACCTCCACGATCTTACATGTCCCCAGGCGGAAAGACTTAAGCGTTTTCAGGCTTCCGCTTGCGGTTGATACTTGCGCCATCGCGCTAACTGATAACAAAACTACTGCTAAAATACTGATTAACTTTTTCATGATTCTAATTTTTATAAGTTTGATACTACGATTACCGTGCAATTCTTTAGATACAGGGTGGCTTCTGCCCTCGTTATACTGTTTGACACGTATACCGTTCTCGGTTTGGCGTTTACGAACAGCCACTGCGCCGAAGGAACTTCATCCACTAAATCGTAATCCATTAAATCGGATAGCAATTTTCCTAAATTGGTTTTACCTGTTCCAGGTCTGCCAATGATTAAAATTTTTTCTTTCATTTTCTTTTGGGTGTTACGGGCGGTGTTACCCGCCCAGGTTAATTAAATTCTTCTTGTTTATATAACTATGTAGAGCCTGTATAATTTACACTGTAAGAATTTATTTTTTATCTCGTGTACCTTTGCTACGGCTTCGCCCTCTGTTAACCCGTACAGGTCTATATAACTAATCTTAAGTTCCGGTTCTGAATGATCAACAACCTTAAGTAACCATGCGTATCTGTTAATTTCCATATTCTTTAATTTTTAAGTGGTTATTTCCTTTTGACATTTCAAAGATACAGGTTCTTTTCATACTACCAAGATATAGGATAAACTATTAACATCAATTCGCACTAACCACCATGAGTTAACGCCCGTTAACATAAAAGTCTATCAAGTCCTTCAAATCGTTGTATTCGTCCGGGTTCGATACTACCCGCACATTGAAGTCAAGCGCGGCGATCCGGTCGAGTATAACGCGCTGTATCGGTCTAGGCTTGCAGCCCGTAGACTTGAATTCAACGAATATAACCGTACCACCAGGTAACAAGTACATCCGATCCGGCAGACCGTTAATAAATTGGGATAGCAGCTTAACTGCCATCCCTCCTTTACTCTCGACGTACCTAGACATAGTACGCTCGAATACCTTTTCGCTAGTTTCCGATGCCTTCATTAGGTACGTGTAGTTTGATTACTCCTTTGTTCGCCACTTTGCACGCTTTCCGCAGTGCTACGTAATTCTTTCTGGCTATTACAGCCTTACCCCAGGTAATGTTGCTACACCCTTTTACATCCTCCCAAACGTCCTCCGCCTTGTCATATACTTGGAGCTTGTACACTCCCATAAACCGTCCGTTAAATGATTTATCCGGTGTGATCCGGGTTGCGCCATCGCGCGACTTTAAATTTCTCTTGTTACTCATTGCAATACTCCTTTACTAAAATTTTTGCCACTTCTTCAGGCGTTGCTATTTCAAATCCATTCGACAGGAACAAAACACATTTCTGATTTGCAGGGAATCCCACCCCTAGATCTATCAACCTAACACACTTCGCCATCTTATCTTCCATGTCTACGGAATCAACGATATAAAGCGCGTTTTTCGCTCTTAGATACGTCCCCGGTCCGATATTGCCATACTTGCTTTGGAACTCGATCTGCGAGGTTTCCTGTGACTGTTTACGCTTCTCTTCTTTCCATTCCTTCTTTAACCGGACTAGCTCGGATATTGCCACGTCGTTAGGAATCACCTCCATAGATTTGTGACTTGCAACCCAGTACTTTTGTCCCTTCCCTTCTCCGGATAGGATCGTTAATAGAATATCGTTGTTATCGTTAATGTCTACTACCATAGCTATCACTTTCTCACCAAAAAACGCCATTCGCACATACTCAAACACTTTCACCCGTGGAGCTTCTTCCACCGTTCCAAGGTCTTTTATGTTCTTTCGTATCCTAGACGATTCCACCATAGTGCACCTACGGCATAAAAAATCCTTTGTTCCGAAATCTCCGAACATTAGGCGCATTACTCGTTTGTAGTCCTTTAAGCTGTCCCAGTCCTCCGGGCGGAATGGAGTACGCGCGAATATCACAAAAACTCCGCCGTCATCTTCCGAAACACGCCACGCGTTCGTATTCTGAACCATCCATTCGAAAATAACGTCCAGCTGGTTACGCGTTAGACGCAAACCACCTTCTCCCAGCACCAACAAAACAAGTTTACGAGAAACTTTCCCCTTTCTTAAGTCCTGTGTAATTTTGGCCTTCAGGCCTTGTTCTTCACTTTCCATACAATAAAATTTTATAAGTTTAACTGGATAATATGCGGCGATCGCGATAAGTACCGCCGCTAATATAATATACGTCATTCCTCTGTTACATAAGTTAGATTAACCCGCTTAACCGTAAATCCCGCTAGGGTCTGACACTCGGCGATATACCGCCTTTCCGCTTCGATGTCTGATACGACATACACACCTAAACTATCTTGGACCCTCGTGTAGTCCTGTACTATAACGCCATCTGTCGTTATAATCACGGCTTTCAGTATCTGTATCATACGCTAGTGGTTGGCTCGCAGCACAATAAAATGAATAATACAAACAGGATCGCCCAAAACGTGTAAACTACAAACTGTTTCATATCAATACCTCCAAATATTAATTTTAACTCCCAAAAATTTTTCCATCCGCTTTGCTGTTTCTACCGCTAGCTTGTACATAAACTCTACATACTCGTTATAGGTAGTTTCCTCATAGCCATTAACGGAGTAGTTTAAGCTCCAATAGTATTCGCCATCCTTGTAAATTTCGTCGGCGGTGCACCTAACTCTATTTGCTTTCAGCCCCAAGTCACATATAATATGTTTTGTCACCCAGCATTCACCGTTAGCGAACTCCTCGTCAATTCTCTTTCTTACCAAATCCATGATTATAATATTTTAATTGGTTATTGTGAAAGCAAAGGTACGACTTTATTTTGAACTACCAAACGTTTTCGGAAAAAACTTTGAGATATTGACAAAAATAAAGGCTCGCGTATCACTACGAAAGCCTTTTTAACTGAAAAACCACCCTAAAAGTATTAACCTTAAAAATTAGAAAAGAAAGTTTTGTATCACAAAGATAGTAATTTTTTGCTTTCCTTGCTCCCTTTACGGATATAAACTACTTGTTGACCGTATAATTTCGTTCTTTTTAACTTTCCTTTGTACCATCCGCCTAACTGTCTCATAGCTGTTGCCAGTTCGCGCCCCTTCGCGCTTGTATAATCTTCTTTCCTGCGCCCCAAAGCATCGACCCAAAGTTCCATTAAACAGAACGTATTTTTTTGAACCGTTCCCTCTTCTTCCAGTGATCCGGCCAGGAAGTCAGCGCGTTGTTGTTCTGTGCGGTCTTCATAGTCGGCTGGGAAAAGCTTATCTACGTAGTTTTCTATAATACCTACTAGCGGGCTTTCTTCTGTAAATTCTTCGCGTCCCTCGTTGGCGATCGCTTCGGCTTCGTCAGACAAAACAAGGCTTTCGCCCAGCATGTACAGTTCCATTGCTTCCGCCCAAAGTTGGTCTACCACCGCCTCAAAAGACTTTTCAAACAGCTTGTGCGTGTTTTTGTTGGCGCGTACCTCGATCGGAAAGAAACGGCGGTTTCCGGTCTTGTCCTTCAAAAACTCATCGTCGTTTGTAGACCCGAAAAATACGCATTGTCTGCGGTGTGTCTTGACACGGCGGGCGTACGCGCTACGGTACGTATCTTCGCGCTTGCTTATGAAGTTCTTCGTGGCTTCCACGTCCGAACGTCGAAGGGCTGACAACTCGGCTAGTTCCACGATCCAGGCATGCTGTATCGCTTCGTATGCTTTTTGCCCGGATATATCGGTTAGTGAATCATTAAACCATCCCTTAGAAAGCGACTGAATAAGCGTGGACTTTCCCGCGCCTTGACCAGAATACATAACAAGTGCGGTATCAAATTTACGTCCCGGTTCATATACTCTAGTAACAGCGGCTACCAGCATTTTACGGAACGCCTCGGACACATAGATGCTAGGCTCTGCTCCCATGTATTCAACTAAGAAATTATCAATACGTTTCACACCGTCCCACCTTTGCGCCTCCAAATATTTCTTGATAGGATGGAATGCGTTTTCGCTGCAAACCTTTTCCAGCGCATCAGTTAGTTTGCTGTCATTGTAAATACCGTGCAAATCCTCTATACGTCCACGGATAATCGCTACGGCGGTATCGTCCAACATGTCTCCCTTCTTGATGTCATTCGAGAAAAACGGCGTACGGGTGTACACTATTGTATCAAGAAACAAGTCATAAGCTAATAGATCATTGAGCAGGGGATCACACTTGAACGCGTTGACGAAGTTACGGACGGTGCACATTTTATCGCCCTTCTTATCCAGGTCCCAAACAAGCTCGGCGGCGGTCTGCGCGTCGCTCTTAACCTCGTCCGTGTACTCCTCGAAGTCGCTTAGATTGTCGTCAATGGCTACCATGTCCTTAACGCATTCCTTATCGGCGCAAATTAGCTTGTTCATCTCGCGGGTACTGTCTTCCTTACCCAGATGCCCGAATTTGTGCACCCGTACTAGATCATAGGCGTTATAAGCGTGTCCATCTCCGATCGGGTCGGTTGAGTGGTGGGAAAAACAAAGTACGTCATCATACACGACCAAGCCCGCCGCGCCTGATCCAAGCGCATAGGTGTAACGTCCGTTGTCTACTTCCGTGTAAACGTCTGACAAGTATTTTTCTATGGCTTCCGGTATGGTGTACGAGCGGCAAAACGCGCCTACTAAACCATCCTTGTCGCGCGGGTCTTTCGCCATCTCTTTACTAATCAGCGCTCGGGTATCTCGTTCCACATCTGAATGGAACGCCCATTTGCGCACATCGCGCCATTCTTCATTGTCTCCGTACAAGCCTATCAGATACTCTGCGTCGATCGGCTCGCCTTCAAATACTTCAAACATCCCCTCCTGATCTTTGGAAAGAGATTGCCAGTACATCATGCGTTCTGGTTGAAACGTTGTTTTGTCAAACAGATCAATACCTAACAACTCGGCTACTTTACGTGCTGCCGCCTCGTACATAACCACGTCGGTAACCTCTTCTTTGAAAGGCATAATAAGACGGTAACGGCGCGCTCCCGGTCTATCCGAACGCGTTGTATATATAACCGATGCATAACCGTGAAAACGATCCTCAAAGTCGATCGGGAAAAGATCATCAGCGAAGTCAATATCTAGCGTTATCATTGTACGGGATATAACCGCCTTCTTAAGGCGTTGCGGTCCTGAAAGCTCGCCCGCCATGAATCCGCCTACGTCCTTCAATGAGGATTTAGCAGGCTTGTCTAATTTATCGTACTCGCGTACCGTTTCGTTAGTGATAACGGGCGTACCTAAACGTTTTACAAAATCGTCCCATGTGAGGCGCACCGCCTTCCATTTCAGAGACGCCGAAGAACCTGCAAGCGATAAGGTGTATTTTTCCATGTTAATTAATCTTTCTTATAATAATTACTAGTGAATCCTTCTGCTTTTAGCGGAATGCCGAAAACGTCCGCCCATTTTGGTGTGGCTGCCATCGCTGTACAAATTTCCTCTAGTGAAACAACCGGGTCGCCAAAATCATCTAAAGGCGTTTCGTTTACGGTTTCGTCGTGGATATGTCCCACTATTTTAACCATCGGATAACGTTTTACAATCTCTTGCATACCGTATGCCAATAGGTCACGGCTGACTGCCTGCGTTATATTCTCGGTTAGCTTTCCGCCGTATGTGTCTAGATCCGCCCATTTTCCGGTAAGGTCTTGACCCTTGTATGTTATAACCTCTCTATCTCGTCCGTGTACGCTTTTCGTAGCGATCCGGCAAAACGGGTAAAACAAACGACGGCCCGAAGGTAGTAAAATTGCTAGGGAATTGTTTTCTTTAAACCATTGAAATGTACAAACGTGTACGCCGTACCGGATAACTTGAACATCTTTTTTGTTCCTGATACAGAGTTTAGCCCGGCTGTCTAGGGCTTCCCAAAATTCCACGACGCGCGGCGAAGAGTCACGCCATTTTAGTATAATGTCCTCGTACAACACCGGATCAATAGCTTTTTCGTAGTCCATCGTAGACATAGCACCTACCCAACCGCCATACCCTAATGCAAGCTCGGTTACCTTACCTTGTTGGCGGTAATGCGTTCCTTTTCCGCATTGATCTTCGGGCAAACTAAATGTCATACTTGCGGACACTACGTAGATATCTTTCCCGTTGCGGAACGCTTCAATACGCCAATCTTCACGGCAAAGACAAGCCAGTACGCGGGCTTCGATGGCGGAATAGTCGGCGATATGGAATGTAGTGCCCTCCGGTGCTACAAACGTTGTTCTGATAAGTTGTGATAACGTGTCAGGCACATTCCCCCAAAACGTTTCAAAGTCTGCCAAACCCATGTGTTTAACGTTATCACGCGCGCCGTCAAGGTCGTGTATGTAGTTACGCGGTAGGTTCTGCATTTGGACTAGTCTACCTGCCCATCTTCCAGTACGACCCGCTCCATAGAATCTATATAGGCCGTGTACACGTCCATCGAAGCACACGCAATTGCGCATCGCAGTATATTTGGCGTTGCTAGTTTTGTTTATGATCTTTCGGGCGTTTAGCACCTCGTCTACCCGCTCGTTATCGCACTCCTGCATAATCTGTTCTATGTCCTCTTTGCGGAATGAATCAAAGTTTTTTCCGGTTTGAATAAGTACAAAGTCTTTTAGTTGGATCGTTGATTTCAGGGATGAAATACCGTACTTTGTCTTTATATCGTTCTTTAGTCCTTCGCAATACTCATCGTTTAGGGCTTCCGCCCGTTCCGCTAGTTCCATATCCACGGCTATACCGTTGTCGTTAATGTCCTGGTCCAGCCTGTACAGGTCTATTTCCGACTGCGGGAACTTGCAATAGTCTAGGCGTGCCAGTGCTTCACGCTCTGATAAGACATCGTAACGTAGGTAATCTATAAATTCCTCCCATTTATCGGGGAAGTCTTTCGAATAGTTCCGGTACTCTTCCGGCTTATCCTTCGTAGGCTTCTGCGGTTGGCAGAAGAATTTTATCAGGGCTAGCCCTGTACCCTTCTTGCCCTCTTGCAAGTCCAGCGCTTTAGAAAGGTTTCCCAAGCTTTCGGGGAATCCGGCGTATAGTGCCATAGTTGCGGTACATAGGAAACGTTCCGCGGGAATGTCTACCTTATACGCTTTCAAACACAGGCGTTCAAATTGGGCATTGTGTGCCACAATCGTATATTGGGGCGACAAGATGAGACGAGCGAAAGCGGCAAATTTTATGATCGATCCGGGCTGTGTCATATCAATGATATTAACGTCTCCGTCCTCGATCGCGTAGCCTATCAGAAGTATTTCGAAGTCGGGAGACTGCGTGTATCTATACGCCCCGCCGCTCTTAATGTCCTCGCTTGAATAAGTTTCAAAATCTATAAAAATTGGTTTCATGTCTTTTAGTGGTTTTTTAAAATTAAAGCCGCGCCGCTTCTACTCGGCACGGCTTTTGAAAATCATTTTACACCTGTTTTAACGAGATTGATTAATAATTAATTTAAAAATTCACTGATTAATTCAAAATGGTAATTTTTCGTTCATTCCGAATGGGTCGTCGTTTTCATCCTCCATATTCTCGAAGTCGTTGACGCTTGATCCGCCGTCCAGTCGATCATCGTCGGTTACTTTCTGTATTCCGTTCAATCCGGCTGTGATACCGCGGTTGTCGGCGCTCATGTTGTAACCGTAAATTGAGATGGAAGCTACTCCCCAAGAGCCGGAATACATATCTTCCTTCACTGTGATCGGGCGTTTTCCCTTGTCGATTACGATCGGTTGTCCGTGTTCCTCTTTGCGCTTCGCGGTAATGTAGTACATACCTTCAAATCCGGCTTGTCCTTCTTTCTCCGGCGCGTCTCCGTCCTTTAACGGGCTTTTGTAATTTTCCGGTACGCGCCCCTTGAATTTCGGGTCTTTTGAGAAATAGTCCTGCGCTTCCGCCTTGACCGCGTCGTTAATCTGTTTAACTAGGGCGGTATCCGTTTTGGGGATCAGGAGTACTACGCTGTAATGAAAATCACCTACTCCGTTGAATTGTTTTGCCTCAAAAACTCTTACATAAGAGAAACGCACGTTTTTTAAGATCAATTTTCTACTCATAATTTT